GTGCAACATGGCTTGATCCTCCAGGAACTGTCGGACGATCCTGGCCGACTTCAGGAACCGCTTCCCGGTCACCGCTGGGTCGGTATAGACGCAATCCCACTCGTAGCCGGCCTCTTTCGCAAGCACTCGCGCGGCCTCAATATCGAGGTCTGTATAGTCCTTGAGCTGCCGCTTGAGCGGGTAGCCCATCATATCCTTGCCGCGTCGATCAATGTTGGTGTCAGTGGAAGATCGATTAGCCATCTTTCTCTGCCTCCCGCTGTTGCCAGATCTCGCAGGCCTTCAGCGCCTTTCTCAGCGTCGGGATGTTGGTCTGCACAATGTCCCTGAACATGTCGGTCTGCCGGTCGTCACAGCGGATTACGCTGTAGCAACCGAGATGGATGTCCTTCTGCACGGTGTAGACAATCACCACGGCCAGCCCCAGTGCGCCACGATCGCCAGATAGATCACGATCGCGGACCCGGTCGTGATCAGGCCGCTCAGGATCGCCATGATGTCCATCATCGTCATCGTTCGCTCCCGCGATACAAATAATGCGCCGCTGCATGCGCGCAGGTTTCATCGAAATCCTTTGACGCCATCTCGGCATCGATGTCGGCATTGCCGACAAACACCCACGCCTGCACCCAGATGCCGGTGGGGACGGCGGCAATTTCGCCGGTGGGGTCGATCTCGAACTTGCCGCGCCGTGCGTGCCGGCGGGTGGCAATGGCGCGGGCGGCCTCAATCTTGTTCATGTGATGCTCCGTTGACGAATGTCGCCCAAGCTATCTGCGCCGCGACGACTTGACAATAGGGCAAAAGCTATTAATAAAAGATTTATGACTAGGAACCTCCACCCGGCAGTTAAACAGCTGCTTGTCGAGATCGAGGCGTATTGCGCGCGATCCCGTCTCGATCGTACCGCCTTCGGCCTGCAAGCCATGCGGGACGGCAACTTCATCCCCCGGCTGGAACAAGGCCGTATTCCTACCTTGCAAACTTTCGAGCGTGTCCGAACCTTCATGGCACGCAAAACCAAGGCCGTTCATCACAACCGAAAGCGAGACATCCATGAAACACCTTAGATTACTGCTGGCCGGCAGCGCGTTGCTGCTGGCCTGTCCGGTCGCGGCGCAGGACGCCGACGACCAGACCGCCTACGTCTTTCCCGACATCCCGTCCGAGGAAGCCAAGATCGCGGCGCTCAAGCTGGCGTACAAGATCAACGGCAATTCGATGGTGGGTCACAACGAGATGATCGACCTGACCAAGCCGATCCCGGTAGGAACCGTCAAGATCCCCGCCACCGACGTGATGAAGGCCATGCCCAAGACTGTGGATAAGTCGGTACAGAAGTCCGAGGCCGATGTTCCAGACCTCAACATGGAAGATCTGCGCCGGTTCTCACGCAGGGCCAACATGAAAACCGACATCTGTGCGCGTTACGGCATGCACAAGGTGGTGGTGGGATCGAGCTGGAGATGCCGCAAATGAGCATTTTGAACGTGTACGAAAAGATAAAAGCAGCTCTTGAGCAGGGCTATCAAGATGGTCTGCGGCAGGGGCCGAAACGACAAACATTCGAGTTCCCCAACGAGCAAGTAGCCTATGAAGATGGCTACAAAAAAGGGGAGAAAGAGGCAAAATGACCAAGCATGATTTCTCGAAACTGGGCGAGCAGATCGTGGCCTCGCTGATGAAGGCCGCCGACGATCAGGTCACCGAGGCCAATAACCTGTTGGCATCCGTCAAGGCCTTGGCCGAGGGCATCAACGCCCAGATGGCGGAGCACGCCAAGATGCTGGACGACATGGACGAGCGCATGCACGCCTTCGGCCAGAGCGTGGTCGAGGCGCACAAGAAGTTCCTCAACGGCAAGGGCGCAAACCATGCCAAGGACTGACACCTTTGCGGAAGATCACGCTGCCGGACTACATCAGAATGAAATTGTCGAGATCTTGGAAAAGCTGGATCCGTGTTTCCATGGGCACTCACGCGCGATCAGTCTTATCGCTCTGATCCGCATGATGGCTGTCATGCTTGGGCCGGCGGATAAAAAGGCGAGAGAAAAATACATCGTTGAAATTCCGGGAACCATTCGCTTGATACTCGACATGATGGACAAACTTAAATGAACACCGGCAATATCTGGACTACAGACATGATCGTGCGGTTCACCGAGCTGCACCGGCAGAAACCGGAATTGATGTTTTGCGAGATCGCGGCGGCGATGTCGGCTGACTTCAATCTGGAGCTGACCAAAAACGCCTGCATCGGCAAGGCCCGCAGACTGGGCCTACCATCGCGGGAAGGAATACCGCGCCAGCCTGTCAAAGGGAGGGAAAAGATGATCCGCAAATCAGTCGATGCACCCATCCCGCCGATCGAGATTGACCAACCGATTGAAGCCGCCGGCCTGACCATCTACCAGCTCAGGGACGGCGACTGCAAATGGCCGCTGGCCCAAGTCGAGGATTACCCGCCGTATCTGTACTGTGGCGAGCCTACCGACATCGGCTGTTCGTGGTGCTACGAGCACCGCGAGCGGGTCTATAACAAGCCGAGGGTGACGTGGGCATGAAAGTCTGGCTGATCGTGATGATGACTGGCTCGCCCTTCACCATCAAGCAAATGCCGTCGGAACTGAACTGCCGCACCGTGGCGGCCACCATCCGCGAGATGTCCAGAGAAATGGCCGACGTGCGCTGCGTGCTGGCGAGAAGGGATTGGCGATGACCATCATCCTTGCCATCGATCCCGGCCTGACTGGCGCACTGGCAGTGTACTCGACCAATGCCGAAAGTCATGTAGCGGTTTACGACATGCCGGTGGTCGATGGCGGCATCAACCACCACGAACTGTCCGCCATGATCAAAATGTGGAAACCCGACATCGCCGCCATCGAGCGTGTCGGTCCGATGCCGCGCGATGGCGTCAAGCAGGCATGGCGGTTTGGCTGCGCCTATACGTCGGCCTGCGTGGTGGTCAGCCTGCTGGCTATCCCCATGGTGCTGATTACGCCCGGCCAGTGGAAGAAAGCCATGAAGGTCAGAGGCGGCCCGGAAGGCAAGGAGCAATGCAGGGCACTAGCCCTGCAATTGTTTCCGTCCTGCGCCGCCTCGTTCTCGCGCAAGAAAGATCAGGGACGCGCCGAGGCCGCGTTACTGGCGCTCTATGCCTCCGGCCTGCCACCACAACAAAGGAATAACCATGATCCCGCTCTATGAACGGCATTCGCCATCCGCGCTCAACCTGTTTGCTGCCTCGCCTGCCATGTTCGTGCTGGAGCGCATCATAGGCCTCAAGCAGCCGGTGGGCGTGCCGGCGCATCGCGGCGTGGCTGTCGAGGATGGCGTGGCGCACGGCCTGAAAGATCCAGAGGCACCGGAAAAAGACTGCGTGCAGATTGCACTGGCGCGTTACGACCTGCTGACGGCGATGTCGCCGGACGATCGCAAGGAAAAGTACCGCGCCACCATCCGCGACATGGTGATACAGGCACTGGACGAGCTGCGGCCCTACGGCATCCCCACCGACACGCAAGGCTTCATCACATGGAAGCCGCCTGAATTGAAGTTGCCGATCGTCGGCTACTTCGACTTCAAGTGGGAGGACAAGGGTATCATCGTGGATCTGAAAACCACGGAGCGCATGCCGTCCGAAATCAAGATCCCGCACGCGCGCCAAGTCTCGCTCTATGCCAGCTCCGACAATCAGGAAGGACGGCTGACTTATTGTACACCGAAAAAGTGCCAGACCTACCGTCTGGAGAGCGTGCGCGAGCATCGACAGGCGCTGCTGAACATCGCGCGCAAGGTCGAGAATTTTCTGTCACTCAGCGACAACCCTCAATTCTTCCTCGACATCACCGTGCCGGATCTGGAGAGCTTTTATTGGGGCAGTCCTGCTGCGCGGCAGCTTGCCTTCGACAATTGGGGGATCTAAACTTTTCCCAACATCCAATTCCGGGATGATCCGGAGTGGCTTGCGCGCTGGCCTTACAGCCGCATTGGAGTAGATGAGATGAATGCAAACGTGTTTGGTTTTTCCACCGAGCCTTCCGCTTCCGGCGACTTCACCCCCATCGTCAAATACGACGCCCGCGCCGGCCGCGTATTTCGCGTCGACCGCGAGCAAACGCCTGACGGGTTTGTTTCCAACCCGGTTGACATCACGCAGACGTTCAAGGCCGTCATGGACTTTGAGCACGTCGAAACCGGCTGGATGGATTTTCCGCCCGGATCGGCGCCGTCGTTTGCGCTGGTGCAGCTGGCGGATCTGGGTAATGGCGGCAGCCTGCCCGACCGCCCCAGCGTCAAGCACAAGAACGGCATCCGGCTGCTGCTGAAGCTGGCGAAGGCCTGCGGCGGCGACAAGCCGGTGCGGGAACTGGCGGGGACGTCGAAGGCGTTCCTGTCCGGCATCGAGGAAGTCTACGGCGAGTACCTGCGCGAGAAGGCCAAGTATGTCGGGATGCTGCCCGCCATCTCGATCGCCTCGACCACGCCGGTCAAGAGCGGGAGCGGCGCGCAGACCTCGACCAACTACCGGCCCAAGTTCAAGATCGAGGGCTGGGCCAAGCGTCCGGAGGATCTGGTGTACCTGCGGCCTTCCACGGCACCGGTGGAGCCGCTCAAGACGCCGCCGCAGACCGGGTCGCAGACCGTGCCGCCGCCCAACCAGATGCAGCAGAATACGCTGGAAGATGACTTCGGTTAGGGCATAAAAGAAGGCCGGGAGGGTCGTGTCACCCCTCCCGGCTGATACCCGCAGTTTCCGCCTTTACCCAGTCACTACAGGTAGTCCCATGGATATAGCAGACCGCAACCGGTTGTTAAAGCTGATCGGCATGCTGGGTTCCGAGCACGACGGCGAGCGCGCCAACGCCTCCGCCTTCATTGCCAAGATGGCCGCCGAGCGCAAGATGACCATCACGGAGCTGATGGAAGAGGCGCACGGCAAGCCGGTCGAGAAGGTCGTCTACAAGGAAAAGGTGGTCTACCGGGACGCTCCCGCAGCCAGTCCGCAATATCCGCATGCGGACGCTGCGGATGCTGCGGACGCTGGTTTCACCGACATCGGGTCACCCCTGATCGCCATGATGCGGCAGGTTGCCGCCAAGCCGGCGCTGGCGCAGCGCGTGCTGACCGATTGGGAAGTCAATTTCGTCACCGACGTCTCGGCGCGCTACGACTACGACACGCACCTGTCCGACAAGCAGCTGGTGATCGTGGAGCGCATCCTCAAGAAAGCCTCGCGGGTGTTCACATGGTAAACCATCCCGGCAACGGCTTTGACGCCGAGTTCGCCACGCCCGCCGAGTGGGCGCGGCTGTACCGCTCCCACGACATCCAGATCGTGCCCGCCTTCATGCCCGGCGAGCCTGCCCGAGGCGGTAGCTGGAAGCGGCCTCTACTGAAGCAATGGACGCAGTATCAGGACGTACTGGTTTCCGATGCCGAGTTCGACCCATGGTATGGACCCACCGGCCAGTACCGGCAGCGGCCCAACATGGGCGTCATTACCGGGCGTGCGTCCTCCAACCTATTCGTGGTCGACCTCGACACCCACACCAAGCCCGCCGCCGCCAACTGGTGGTGCGACCTGATGGAGCTGGAGAACAATGGCTTGGAGCTGGAAACCGTCGAGCAGCGCACCGGCGGCGGGGGCCTGCAGAAGCTGTTCCGCGCCCCCGCCGGCTGGACGCCCCCCACCTGCAAGACGGATCTGGGCGTTGACATAAGGGGCCAAGGCGGCTTCGCCATGCTGTGTCCCTCCCTGCACGAGAGCGGCCGCGCCTACGAATGGCTGGAGGGATGCTCGCCGGACGAGATCGACATTGCCATGGCGCCCGGCTGGCTGCTGGCGGCCGTGGAGGAGCTGGTGGTTGCGCACGGGGGGTCAGGCCCCGCTCCCGGCGGCGCGCACCAGCGGGGTGCCAATGGCCCGCAGGAGGCCTTCGACGGCTTTGGCCACCAGACCGACGGCCGCGAGGAGTACATGCGCGACCTGATCTGGGCCGCCGTCATCGACTGGTACAGGGAGTGCCCTATCCCGCCCGGTCCTGCGGAACAGCTGGCCAAGGAAGGCCAGAAGTACCTTCTTTATGAGGAAGAAGTATCTCCCCGCCTCCGCGACCCCCTGCTGACCAAGACCCAGTTACTGGACCGCGAGGATCGCGGACCCGCTGCCTTTCATGTGAAATGGCAGCAGGCCATGAAGCACTGGGACGGCAAGGTGGCGGAGGAGGCGCGCAAACCGGGAAATTCCGGGAAATTCCGGGCTGACTGGTTCAACGACGTCACGGAAGAATATGCCAAGACCCAACAGGATAGGATTGACCCAGCTACCGGTGGCACTGTCGCGATCGACTGGCTGGATATGTCCAACTGGGACAACGTCCCGGTGCCTACCCGCAAATGGGCCATCCGCGACCGGGTGCCGCTCAATCAGGTGGGCCTGTTTTCCGGCGAGGGAGGCTCAGGCAAGTCGATCATCGAGCTGATGAAGGATGTGGCCCATGTCACCGGCAAGGAATGGCTGGGCTCGATGCCGGAACAGGGTGGGGCGTTCTATCTGGGCGCCGAGGACGAGGCCGACGAAATCCACATCCGGCTGGCGGCGATTGCGGCTCATTACGGCACGACATTCAAGGCGCTGGTGGCGGGTGGCCTGAGGGTGCTTCCGTTGCTGGGCAAGGATAGCATGCTGTGTGTGCAGATGGGGCGCGGCAACCATGTCGAAGTGACACCCCTGTACAGGCAGCTGCTGGAGGCCGCCGGCGACCTCAAGCCCAAGAACATCTCGATCGATACCCTGTCGCGCGCTTTTGGCGGCGACGAAATCAACCGGGTGCAGGTCTACGCCTTTGCCATGCACATGCAGGCGCTGGCCAAGGCGGCTAATGGTTCCGTAACTATCCTGAGCCACCCCAGCCTGAGCGGGCTGGCGAGCGGGTCCGGCATCTCAGGCTCGACGGCGTGGCATGGCGCGTTCCGGTTTCGGCAGTACCTCAAGGGCATCAAGGACGATGAGGAGGCGGACCCCAGTGATCAGGATCTGCGGGAACTGGAGTTCAAAAAGAACCAGTATGGTCCCAAGGGCAGGCCAATCGTACTGCGCTACAAGGACGGTTTGTTTCTCCCGGTGAACGGCGCGACGGACCCGGAACGGCTGGCGCGCGAGGCCCGCGCGGACGGCTGCTTTGTCAACCTGCTGCGCCGGATCAATGCCAGAGGTGACATTGCCAGTCACATCAAAAAGTCGATCTACTTTGCCCCGTCTGTCATGGTTGACGAACCGGAACCTCGACAGCTGGGGTTCAGGAAAAATGACCTTGAAGATGCCATGCGGAGGCTCATGGCGTCAGGGCGCGTGATCACCGAAACCTATGGAAAGGTATCCAGACCCCAGCGGCGTCTAATCCTGTCGCCGGGGACGTAACGGTGCAACATACCGTGCAACACCCCGTGCAACATAGGTGCAACATGGTGGTGCAACATCAAACTGCCTAGTACGGGACATGTTGCACACATGTCCCGAAGCTGTACTAGGCAGGCAGTCAAAAATTGAAGCCCTGATAGCCGGAGAACTGACAATGGCGAAGATCAAGGAAGATGACCGCCCCATGGGTAAGCCAAACTCATGGGCCAGAACCCACGGCACCTATCTCGCCGGCCAAGCCGCCATCGATGGCGCCGATACCATGGCGATCGAAATGGAACGGCGCTGGGGTGCCGGGCGGCTGCGCTTGCTGGTCAGCCCCGAGCTGCGCGAGAAGTTCGACCGCCAGCGGTACCTGTTCAACGCCGCCATCTGGCACGGCGATCTGGAAGCGGTGCGGCGCGAAAGCGAGCGCATGGTCAAGGCATGGCGGGCGTTGGACAAGGCCGCTGATGCCGCCGCCCAGATGCCCCTGCTGCCGCTGGTCTGGGAAGTGGCGCTGGCGGACGGAACGGTGGCGGCGATCGTACCCGACGCCGCCAACGCCAAGCGGGTGCTGGTCGAGGGTCGCCAGCTGGTAGTCTACACGCTGGAGGAGATTGGCCGCATGCTGGAAAACTACCAGCAGGTGACCAAGGTCAAGGAAGCCTTCCCCGGCGCGCAGGTCGTTCAGATCCGCCAGTCCATCCAAGATCCGCTCGACGCCATCAGGGACGGCGTGTCGCTGGACGACAGGCTGGACGACCCCATCAGGGACATCGGGCTATGACTGACCGGGTCGTCAGGATTGAGGGAGATTGGGCACTCCTGAGCGATGGGATCCAGTGGATGCTGGCCAAGCGTCATCATCGGCCGAAGGGCGATACATGGGATCCGGTTTCGTTTGTCCGATCGACACGGGATGTTCTCGCCAGATGCATGCGGGAAAAGGGTTTGCAGCCCGGTACAGCGATTATTTTGCTGGAGGGGCTGCCAAGCACCTTCGATGAGTGGAAACGCTCCAGCGCCCCTTAGCGCCTCCTTAAAACGCAAACGACCCCCGCCGGGCATGGCAGGGGTCGTGGATGCAATCACGGACAGGGTGTCCGTGATTTAGCCTACCTTGGGCAGCATCTCCGCCAGCAGGGCCGGACCTTCGGTGATGTCGCCGTTTTTGATCTGGGCAACACGCCAGTCGGCATCCTTGGCGAACAGGAAGTTGTCGGCCTCGTTGGCGCCCATGCCGGTTTTCTCCAGAAGGTGAAGTGCGGTTTCATAGCTGATGAGGCTGGTCAGGTATTCGATCTTGATTTGGCTTGCGATGGTCATGTCAGTGGTCCTTTCAGTGTAAGGGTGGGGGTCAGGCTCAGGCCGCCGTCAGCACCTTGTTGGCGTTGACCTTGGCAGTGAGGCGGCGATCGTCGCGGGTGGTGGTGTGCGCCGTCTTGAGCTGGCTGGAGTAGCCTACCTTCTCCGCGATCGCCTGCCAGTCGATCTTCTCGACCGAAAACTCCGCGACGTTCAGGTTGAACAGGTTGCCTTCATGGGTGCCTTTGGGCAGGTCCGCGAAGGCTTCCTTCATGGCCTTCTTCTGGCGCTCCAGCTCCGCGATCTGGGTGCAGAGGAGGCCGTAGGCGTCGATGGTGGTGGAGAGGTTGGTCATGGGTAGCTCCTAAGGTGTGATGAACTTCAGTGGGTGGACAATAAGACCATCGGTCACCCCTGTCAAGTGGTCAATTCAGGCTGTGGATAACTATTTGTTGACACCCCTGTCTGGTAGTCTATTGTGAGGGCATCACAACAGAGGAGTATTTGCAATGCGCGTCCAGATCCCCGCCTATACCGACCGCTGGATGATGGGCGACCGCTACGGCGAGGTCGTCAAGGTCACTGGCCCGAAGCCGAAGCGCAAGACGGCCATTATTGCGGAGCTGTCGAACTTGTCCCGCAACGGATGGGCCAACGCCAAGTCCGTTGATTACGCGCCGCTGGAGAGAGAGCTGCGCGAGATCGCCCACGTCAAGCTGGATGTATCCGGCAAGACGATGAAGTTCATACTCGACGACTGCACGGAGGCCTGAACCATGACGTGGCAGGAACAGCGCAGCATGACGCCGGCCGCCTACAGTGCCGCGCTCAAGACGCTGCACCTCAACACGGCCAGCGCCGCGCGCTACCTCGACATCTCCACCCGGACCTCGCACCGCTACAAGATGGGCCAGACCAAGATCCCCGCCACCCACGCCATGCTGCTCCACGGCCTCATCGAGCTGAAGATCCCACCGATCGTGCCGCCATGGCAGGCCGACCCCAACAAGCGGTGGTGAGCTATGGCTTGACCTCACACAAAATCAGGTATCTTTTCAAAGGCCTCGCAAAGACAGTGGGGCCTTTGCCGTTTCCAGCCACGGCAGTGCCATGTCCAACATGAAAATCATCTCCATCATGGACGCCGAAAACAGGGCGCAAAGCGCCGTCATCATTACCGAAATGCAAATGATGGTGAGCGGTGCACTGGCCGGGGTGAAAGTAGAAATCGAGCAGCTCAAGGCAAGAGTGAAGAGGATCGAGGAAGGCGGGAAGTCTGACCCGTTAAACGATTGACTAGAAAAAAGAAAACAATGAAGGACATAGACTTGGATAGTCTTGCGCGCGGCTACACGACGGCGTGCGTTGCTGCGTTGGGCGCGTGGGCAACTGCAAATGAAGTAGATCCAAACGATCCGAAAAAAGGCGGCGTCAATCCGGACATCAAGCTGCGCGCGATCGGCATGATACTCGATCGTGGCTGGGGCCGACCAATGCAAAAGCAGACGAACGAAATCAGCGGCGGCATCGAGATCCTGCTGCGCGACATCGCAGCCGAGAAAGCCAAAAAGAAATGAGCGTTATGTTTGGAAAGATATAACGATGGCAAAGATCAGCGTGCCCATGCCACACAACGGCTGGCTGCCGCGCGATCATCAGGAAAAACTCTGGTACTATCTTCGCGGCGGCGGCAAGCGAGCTGTAGCCATCTGGCATCGCAGAGCCGGCAAGGATGAAGTGTGCCTGCACGCGATGGCGTGCGCTATGCTGCAACGTCCCGGCAATTACTGGTACGCGCTGCCGGAATATTCTCAAGGTCGCAAAGTCATCTGGACGGCCATCAATCCACACACAGGAAAGAAACGCATCGATGAAGCCTTCCCGCATGCGTGCCGCACCAAAACCAACGACAACGAAATGCTCATCGGCTTTGGACAATCCACCTTCCAAATCATTGGTTCAGACACCTACTCGTCAACCGTCGGCGCCAGCACCGCAGGCATTGTGTTCAGTGAGTACGCCCTCAGCAATCCAGCCGCATGGGCCTATTACCGGCCGATCTTGGAGGAGAACGACGGCTGGGCGGCGTTCGTCTCTACTCCCCGAGGACGCAATCATGCGTTCCAGCTTTTTCAGCATTCAGCTCGATCGCCCGGCTGGTTCTCAGAACTGCTCACCGCAAGAGACACCAAGGCTCTCTCAGACGCGGCTCTTGACGAAGCGCAGCGAGAGCTGATCGCGATTTACGGTCAGGATCAGGGAACTGCTTTATTCGGTCAAGAATATCTCTGCGACTGGACCGCAAGCACGCTTGGCGCCTACTACGCCGTCGAGATGGCGCGCGTGCGCAACGAGGGCCGCATCCTCGAATGCGATGCGCTGCCCGATCGCCCGGTGAACTACGCATGGGATCTCGGCATCGGTGACGACACTTCGGTGTGGGCGTGGCAGGTGCAGGGCGCGCAACTGGTCATCCTCGACCACCACGCGACGTCCGGCGTGGGACTGGAATGGTGGCGCGATGAAATCTTCCGACGAGAAAAAGAGCGCGGCTGGCGACACGGCAGCGACTACGTCCCGCACGACGCCAAAATTCGGGAGTGGGGAACCGGACGAACCCGCGTTGAGACAATGGCTGCAATGGGCCTCAAGCCAATACTTGTCCCCATGGCGTCCATTGATGACGGGATTAACGCTGTCCGAAGAACTCTACCTCTATGCGTGTTTCATCCACGCACTGAAGAAGGTGGCATCTCTGCGCTTGAGCAATACAGGCGGGAGTGGGACGACGACAAAAAAGCGTTTCGCGCGTCGGCGGTCCACGACTGGACCTCGCACCCGGCCGACAGCTTCCGATACCTGAGCATGAGCTGGAAGGCGACGCCGCGCATCAGGCCGCCTGAGCCAGAGCAGCGGGGCTGGCGCATTCCGCCGCCCGATGAAGTGCGTCGAGGAGGGATCATCCTGTGAGCGACACCAGCCGCGACAAGCCGATCGAGGAAGATCTCCGCGCCGACGACAACGAGTTCAACCCTGCGGTCGAACCGGAGAGCGCCAAGGCGTGGCTCAACCTGCTCACCGAAGCCGAGGATGCATTCGAGGAGTGGCATCACCACTGCGACCTGATCGACAAGCAGTTCGCCAACATGTCGCGGCTGGCGCAGACCGGCCGGGACAAGCAGTACCAGATCTTCTGGGCCAACTGCGAAGTGCTCAAGCCGTCGATCTACGCCAAGGCGCCGGTGCCCGTGGTAGTGCCCAAGTTTAAAGACAGGCGCCCGGTGTATCAGGCGGCCAGTGAAGTGATGGAACGCTGCTGCACGGTGGCGTTCGATCTCACCCGCATCAACGACCTGATGCTGCTGGTGCGCGACGATCTGTCGATGTGTAACCGGGGCGTGGCGTGGTGCCGTTACGAGAGTGCCGGCGAGGGCACCTACGCCTCAGAGCGCGTCTGCATCGACTTCAAGGGCCGGCATGATTTTCTACACTCATTAAGTCGCAACTGGCGCGAGGTCACATGGGTGGCCGCCGCCAGCTACCTAACGCGCACTGAAGCACGCAAGCGGTTCAGCAAGTACAGTGGCGATGCCTATCAGGAAGCCGACTTCAAGGTGGACGACGAGGCCAAAAACATTGGAGGCGCGGATGCGCGGGAGCGGGCGAAGTTCTGGGAAATATGGCACCGTGGCGCGCGGCGTGTGGTCTGGGTGGCCGAGGGTGTCGAGGACATACTCGATGAGGCTGATCCCCATCTCGACTTGCAGAATTTCTTTCCCTGTCCAAAACCCGCGTATGGATCGGTCCAGCGCGGCAGCCTCATTCCCGTCCCCGACGTCATGCAGTACCGTGACCAGCTCGAGGAGATCAATCTGCTCACAAGCCGCATTCATGCGTTGAGCGATGCACTGGAAGTGAAGGGGTTTTATCCGGCGGGCGGCAGCGAGTTGTCGGAGGCGATCCAAGCCGCGATTTCCACCAAGACGCCGGGCCGCATGCTGGTGCCGATTTCCAACTGGGCGGCGTTTGGCGGCACGTCGGAAGTCATCATCTGGCTGCCGGTCGATGTCATCAGCAAGACCATCACCGATCTGGTGATGCTGCGCAAGCAGATCATCGACGACATCTACCAGATCACCGGCATGGCCGACATCATGCGTGGCGACACCGATCCGCAGGAGACGCTGGGCGCGCAGCAGCTCAAGTCGCAGTACGGCACCACGCGCATTCGCGACAAGCAGCAGGAGCTGGTGCGGCTGGCGCGCGATCTGGTGGAGATCACGTCTGAAATAATCACTGAGAAATTCAAAGACGAAACCATCATCGAGATGTCGCAGACCCAGATCCCGACTGAGCAGATGATGCAGCAGCAGATCGCCCAGATCCAGCAGCAGATGCAGGGCATCTTCTTACAGATGCAACAGCAGCAACAGCAGCCGCCGGTGGGCGTGCCGCCGCAGGCGGGCGCGCCGCAATTGCCGGTGCCGGGTCAGGACGACCCGCGCCAGCAAGCCACCCAGCAGATGCAGGACAAGTTGCAGCAGGGCATCCAGCAAATCCAGCTGATCCAGAACCAGCCGACGATCGAGCAGGTGTTGCATTTCCTGAAAGACAACCGCGCCAAGTCATTCGTGCTCGACATCGAAACCGACAGCACCATTATGACGGACGAGATGGGCGAGAAGCAGCGCCGCACCGAGTTCATGGGCGTGCTGGGGCAGCTGTTGCCGCAGCTGGCGCAGATGATCACGGCGGAGCCGCACACGGCGGACTTCTGCGGCGAGATCCTGAAATTCGCTACCGCGCCGTTCCGGGCCGGGCGGTCGCTCGACGGCGCCATTGACGAGCTGGTGATGCAGATGAAGGCCAAGGGCCAGCAGGGCAAGGGCGACGACCCGACGACGGCACAGGGCAAGATTGCGTTGCAGATCGAGCAGATGAAGATACAGGCGCAGCAGCAGAAGGACCAATCCGAAATGCAGCTGAAGGCGGCGCAGTTGCAGCAGCAGGACCGCCACAAGCAGATGGAATTGGCCAACCAGCGCCAGATCGCCAACATGAAGGCGCAGTCGGACAACATGGAGGATCAATCCGACATGGCAATCCAGCAGCAGAAGATGCAAGAGAGCGCGCAGGCGCACCAGATGTCGATGGCCAAGAGCGCGCTGGACATGAAGGCGCAGCAGCAGAAGGCGGACTTGGCCATCCAGCAGCACACGCTGCGGGCCAACGACATGATGCGCCGGCAGAACGAGCGCAATGCAGCGCAGCAGTTCAGAATGACGCAACGACCGCCGGGCGGAGGAGTGCCGTAGCATGGTTGGCGAACTGGCGCGTCAGGATGAGTACGGCTACAGCGATCTCGGCATTCCGATTGCGCCGCAGATCGAGCCGCCTGCCGTCACGGATCTGGGACAAGCAGACCTCAGAAAGTTCGCGATGGGCGCGCTGGCGCAGCAGCGCGATTATCAGCCGACCGATGCGACTGGATCTGATTTGTGGGGGCACCAGACGGCAGCTGGCATGATCACGCCGCAGGACATCGACAAGGCGACGGGGATGGCGTTGTCGTTTTCTGGCGGTGGATTGGCGACTAAGATGCCGACCGGCCGAGGGCTGTATACCATGGGCGATGTACTTGCTCCGTCGATTGTCTCGCGAGCTAATCCTGATCCATCCGACATCAATGCTGTATTGGCTGCCGCGCGCGAGTATGGTCGCAAGGGATGGCCCACGGCCACGCGGGAAGTATTCCAGACCACACCGGAAGCCTATGGCGAGACAACGGCACTGGTACCGCAGGTATCGGTCAAGGGCCAGTTGCCGGGGCCGCTGCCCGGCGAGAAACTGCCGTTGAACGAGCGCGCGGCGCCGATTGTGCAGAACACTGACGAGATCGCCAATCGCATTGCGGAGCGGCTCGACCCGATGGTGCGATCGGGTGATGAGCGACTGAAGTTCTACCACACGGGGCCGGTTATTCGTGGTCTTGAAAATTATGGTGAGATGCCAATCGGTGATGCCAACCTGTTTATGCGCAACTGGTCCGGGCAAGGAGCCGCGACATCGCCGCGAACGCAGACACCGCCTAACCTGCGCAATTCTAGTTTTTTGAGTTACTTGCGCGAGAGTGGCAATCCGCTGACGCCAGAGCGATATGCGGCGGAAGGCAATACGCCGGGCTTCCCGATGATGGGCATGCACGTCAATCTGGCCGATCTGTTTGCGCGCGGCGCCGAGAACCCACTGATAAATCCGAAGCCGTTTACGTTCCGCGAAAACTGGTCCGGCAATCTGCGTGACGTCACGGGCGACACGCACAACATCCGATCGACACTCTATGAGATGGATCAGGTGGCGCCGGGTTCGTTACCGCGAGGATGGTTCACGTCGGATGCGGCTTACGGCAAATATCGCGAACATGGTTTCCGCGCAGTCGATCCCGGCGACATTGCGGACACGCTGGGCGACAAGACGGTGAAGGGCATCCGGCGTCAGTCGGAATATCTGCCGATGACGGAGCCGTGGTATCGCGCCGCCGAGAAGGTAGGCATTGCGCCGGCCGAGGCGCAGTCCGGCGGCTGGTTTTCGTATGGCGGCATTACCGGCCTGCAATCGCCGCCCAAGACCATCACCAATTTGCTGAACGACCAGATTGACGCGACGGCGAAGGCGTTGAACGTCCCGCCCGAAAAAGTCGTGAACTGGTGGTCGCGCGGCAAGATCCCGCTCGCCGGCATTGGCGGCGTATCCGCGATGGGCAATCTCGCCCGGCAAGACGATTACCAACCCTAGAGGAGAGAAGCATGGCCCAATCCGCAGCTACCGTGACCGCGCCCAATCCGACGCCGCCCACAAATATGGCCTGCACGGGCGCCACGCCGCCCAACGTGCCCAACTACACCAAGCTGACCTATCTCAACTACGTCGGCATTGGCCTCGCCAACGCTGGCGGCTCCAGTGGCGGACCGCCCGCGCCAGCCGGTCTGTGGTCTGCCGTGGTCAACCCGCCGCCGTTCTTCGATGACGGCAGCGCGGCGTCCGGCATCGTGTTTGCCACCAACACGGCGGCACTGGCGTCGGGGTCTGCGGACACCGCCGGCGGCACCGGCAACCCATCGGGATCGACCGCAGGCACGCCGGGCACTTGGCCGGGCGTTGCCAACGGCACGGTCCCGGCAAGCACCAGCCTCGCGCATGAAGGCGCAGGCACGGAGCTGTCGTCCACCGGACCCAACAACGTCAACTACACCTACCCGAGCGGCAATGCGCTCGACACCAACAAGATGGTGAGTGCCGGGCCGGTGCTGGTGAAGGCCACCACCGACGCCGGCGCGCCAGTGTCGCCCAACAGCCTGCACGCCTCGAGCTTGTCGCCAGCCACCAACCCGACGTTGACTTCGATCGCCTCGATCGCCTCTGGCGGCGGCAACGGCACCTGCACGGCGACCGGCACCGGTTTCACCCGGCAGAGCGTGCTCTGGGTCAACGGTATTTCGTATCCGACGACATGGGTGTCCGCGACCAGCATCACGGCGACGACGCCCAAGAGAGCTACGGCGGGCACTTGGCCGGTCTACGTCATCACCGGTGGTGTCGTCACCACCGCAACGCAGAACTGGACCTTCACATGACAACGAAAAAACACAACGACGAGCACGAAGTCGCGCAGCAAGTTGCACCCAAGGCGGCGGAGCCTGCTCCGCCCGCGTTTCCGTTCACTGGCAGCATCAACGAGCCGCAGACGGTGTCGCTGCCGCTGCCGCAGGGCACGGTGGTGCCCAAGCCGTCGATCACGTCGATCGAACCGGACGCCTGCGCGATCGGGGATCCTGATTTCACGCTGGTGGTCGCCGGGGAAAACTTCTTCGGTGACAGTGTGATCCACTTCGCCGGACACGACGAGCCAACGACGTTCGACCCTGACGCCAAGACGCTCTCGACCGGCGTCAAGCCGTCGCTGTGGGCGGAGCCGGTAGTGGTCGAGGTGCAGGTCAAGAACGGGCCGGAAGCCTCCGACCCGGTTGATTTCGAGTTCACGGCCGTGGGCGCCACCACGACTAAACGCAAACGGAGATAGCCATGGCGGAACCAGTGGTGACCGTAGCCAGCGGCGGCCGTCCCGTGGTGGACGTGACGGCAACTATGCCGGGTTTTGGCAGGGCAGTGACCGAGGCGGCGGCCGGCAAGGGGTCGCCGGTCACCAAGGTGACGACCTACGGCCAACCGGTGGTTTACCTCGTTGTGGCAACCAACGGAGACAAGCACCCGAAATGAGCGTCGAGCTGGAAGAAGTTGAACCGGGGCGCTGGCGCGTGAAAAGGGCGTCACGATTAAAAGAGTGCTTCGATTTACGCTCCGATTTGCCGATGCCGGGTGTGATCAGCGACATCATGCCGCCGACCGAGCAGGTCGATGGCAGGTTCTACACGTCCAAAAGCGCATTCCGCCGGGTAGGCCGCCAGCTGGGGCTGACGGAAGTGGGAACCGAGAAGCTGACGCATAAAGTGGTGCGGGCATCGAGCACCAAGGAAGCCAAGCAGGCGCGGATCAATGCGGTCCGGAAAGCCGTGGCCAAAGTCAGGGGAGGATGAGATGCCTAGCAAGAGTAAGGCTCAGCGCAACTTGATGCGTGCCGCAGCGCATAATCCAAAGTTTGCAAAAAAAGTTGGAGTTCCACAGAAGGTGGCGCGCGAGTTTGAGCGCGCCGACAAGGCCGCCAAACCGGCAAAACGCAAATAGTGCAAGTTGTGCGCAAAACTGCGCAAAATAGTGCAAGTTGTAAAAGTACGGACAGTCTGTCCGTACTGAAGGGAGAGTTCCATGTCAGACGTCACCGTTGCGCCGCCGAGCGGTGCGCCACCGTCCGCCTCCAACGAGGTGCAAATCAACCAGAACCCCACCAACCAGCCTAACCCGGTAGGGCCGCAGGCCGGCACGGCGCCGGTAGGCGATCTCAAGGGCAGTGAGCACCGCCCGCAAAGCCGCTCCGAGAGCGCGCGGGAGGCCATCCAGAAGGCGTTCGACCGCGCCAACGACCCCGCCAAGGCGCGGGACGTTAAGCCTGCCCAGCGGGGCGCGCCCAAGCCGGCGGAGGCCAGACTGGGTCATAACCAGCCGCCCGAGGAGACACCCAAGCTGGATCTCAAGAAGCGGCCCGACGACCAGCCGCAGGCAAAGGGCGACCGCAACGAAAGGGGACAATTTGCCCCCCGGCAGCGGCAGGACGGGCAAACCGGGCAAGTTGGGCACGCCCAAGATGCCCAGAATGCCCCAAGCAAATACAAGCAGTTACCGCCGCACGCGCCCTACGCCGAGCCGCCGGTGCGGATTTCCGAGCGGGCGCGGCGCGACTGGGCCGACACCCCGGAAAGCGTGCGCGGCGACGTCCACCGCTGGCAGTCCGAGTTCACCAAGGCCTACACCTACTACAAGAACGACATCGACGCCTTCAAGCCGATCAAGCAATACCACGAGATGGCGACCAAGCACGGCACCACGCTGGAGCGGGCGCTCAATAACTACGTCACCATGGAGCAGAAGCTGCGCGCCGATCCGATCGGCGGGCTGGACGTCATCGTCAGCAACCTGAACATCCAGAAACCGGACGGCACCGGCAAGGCGGATCTGCGCGACATCGCCTACTACGTCCTGAGCCAGTCGCCGGAACAGCTCGCGATGATGAAGCAGGGCAACCAGCAGAACGCCGCCCAGCATCAGATCGGGGCGCTGCATCAGGAAATTACCGGCTTGAAACAGACCCTGCAACAGATGCATACTCAGCAGCAGTTCAGCTACACGCGATCGGCTGTCGATCAATTCGCCAACAGCCATCCGCGATTTGACGAATTGGGGACGCTGATCGAGCAAGAACTCAAGTTGGGGTTCGATCTCGAAACAGCGTATCGAAGGGCAGACCGGCTCCAGCCTGCCACACACGCGGCTCAGACCCGCTCCACACCGGCTCAGACCCGACCCACGGACAGGTCCATCCACGGTTATCCCGACGTGGCTCCCTCAAACGGAGCGTCGAGGCGAACCAAGGAAGCCAGCCCAACCGCACGCGATGCCGTCAAGAACGCCATGTCGCGTTTGAACGGATCGCACTGATCTGAACCCACAGTGGAGAGGCGCCTATGCCCAACGTAACAACCAATGCTGCCTATCAGCAGATTTTAAGCATGGCCGTCGAGGACCGCTCGACCGGCTATCAGGATCTCGTCAGCAACAACAATGCGCTGCTGGCGGTGATGAAGAGAAAAGGCCTCTGGCAGACTTACTCCGGTCCCAAAATTCGCCAGACATTGCAGATAGGAAAAAATTCTGCGCAGTGGTATTCCGGATACGATCAGTTGCTCAACCCTGCGATCGATCTGTTCAACGATGCGTTCTTCGATCCGAAGATGGTCGTCGTTCCTATCATCCTGTCGATGCAGGAAATCCTCAACAACGAAGGCGATGCACAGCTGCTCGATGTTTTCCAGTCATATCTGGAAGCCGCTGAGAAGGCGCTGGAAGATGCCATGGATCAGGGTATCTATTCGGACGGCACCGCCAACGGCAACAAGCAGATCACGGGGCTGGCCACCGCAGTGCCGATTGCGAACACCACCGGCGTGTACGGCGGTATCGATCGTGCCAACGCCACGATCTGGCGCACGGCGCTCTATGACGCCAACAGTTTTCTGTCGGGTGCCACGCAGGTCAGTTCGACCACTATCCGACCGATGCTCAACTATGTGATGACCAAGCAATCGCGCGGTCGCGACTACGCTGATCTCCTGATCATGTCGCCAGAGCACTACGCGGCGTATGACGCAGCGACGATTGCCATCCAGAGGCAGCAGAATGAAACCTCACTTGGGAAATTGGGCTTTAGTGCCCTCGAATACATCGGCGGTGGAAAGCGGGCCGAGATTGTGTTGGATGGCGGCATCGGATCAAACATGCCAGCGAACACTACCTTTGGGCTCAATACGGATACACTCCGGCTTCGTTATCATCCCAACAGAAATTTTGACAAGCTGTTCGATGAAGGCGGACAGATGCCCATAGACAAGGATGCGGTAGCTCAGTTCATTGGGTGGATGGGAGAACTCACGCAAACCAATCCGCTATTCAACTGGCGCATGTACGACAGCAACCCGGCGGCCTGATCCCACTATCAGGTTTGTCGAGTAACCCGGAGCCGCAGACGTGTAGGTAAAATGCCTTCCTTCCGCGAATGCGGCTTCGGACCTCAACCAGAAGGAAGGAAATATCCATGCCCGCCTATCGAGATCCAGACGACGTACTTGTCGTCCTGTTCAAATACTTCGCCGTCAAGAACGCCGCCAAGACGCTTGCCGAGGGTCGCCCGATCTTCGACGACATGGAGGTGTGCGAAATCCGCGCGCCGGGATCGCGTGACGTCAAGGTATTTCCCGCCAACGAGTTCGCACGCTGGGTGCTCGACCCCGACAGCGGAGAGCAGGTCAAGCAGAGCTACGCGGAACGCTTCTCGCATCAGTACCGCCAATTCAAGGCATCCGCCGCCCAGACCAAGAGCGGAACGCCGCTTGAGCATGCGCGGTTTTTGACCGACGGCCGGCGAGCGGAACTGAAGGCGCAGAACATCTATACCGTCGAGGCGCTGGCTGACGTCGAGGGCGCCGAGCTGAAGAACCTTGGCCCCGGCGGCCGGGACATGAAGAACGCGGCGATGTCCTACATCGAGGAGGGTAAGGCTTCCGCTCCCACCAAGCAGATGCAGGCCGAGCTGGAAGCGTTGCGCGCCCGCAATGCCGTGCTCGAGGAGGACATGCAGGCGAAGAAATCTCGCGAGATCGATGAAGGCGAGTTTGCCGGAATGACCGACGACCAGCTCAAGGAGTACGTCACCACGCATACCGGCTTCCCGCCGCAGGGCAAGAACAGCCGCAAGACGCTGGTGCGAATGGCGACGGAATGTCGCCCGGACAAGGTGGCGTGACATGACCCTGTTGACGGTGGTGCAGGACGTATGCGCGACGGTGGGCGTGATGATGCCGACCAGCGTGTTTTCCAACATCGTCGGCAATCGCACCATGCAGGAAATGCTGGCGCTGGCCAACGAAACGGTACAGCGCATTTCCTACGACACCCGCGACTGGGTCAAGCTGCGCAAGACTGTTTCACTGGCGGGTACGGATAACGGCGATGGCACCAGCTCCGTGCCCCTCCCCGCCGACTGCAAGCGGCTGCTGCTGACCAGCAATATCTGGCGCAATTCGTCGCCGCTGACGCCGCTGCGGTTTATTCCGGATCTTGACGAATGGATGAGCCGGCGCGCGCCGCGCAATTACATCGACCCGCGCGGCGAGTGGATACGCATTGGCGACACCATCGCCGTCGCGCCGACCCTGGTCCCTACGGATCAGGTCCGATTTGCCTACATGGGCAAGAACTGCGTAGCGCTAACCAGCGGCGGCTTTGGCGATCGCTTTATGAATGACGGAGACAGCTTTATCATCGACGAGCGCCTGATGAAGCTGGGCATGACGTGGCAGTGGAAGGCGCAAAAAGGCTCGCCCTACGCCGAGGATCTTGGTTCCTACGGCGATGCGCTGGCCCTTGTCATGGCGCACGATGCGCCGGCTCCAATCATCATCGGCCGCCAGCCGATCTCTGCCGCCAACCGTGTTTCCTATCCGTTTGCAACGCCCGTCGAGCCGGTCATACCGATATGAGCATGCACCAATTCTTCAAGCGCAGCATGGCTCAGGGGCAGCCGGTGCAGCAGCTTGAGACAACCACTATTCCCGCGCCGACGCGCGGCCTCATTCTCAATGAGAACGAGAGCTTCATGCAGCCCGGCGCGGCGCTGGTCTGCGACAACTGGAAGCCGACGCTCAAGGGTGTGTCGCTGCGCGGCGGCTGCGTGCTGTGGGCCACGCTGCCGGAAACGACACCGGTTATTTCCACCTTCGCGTTTCAATCCGGAAATAACGTCAAGATGTTTGCCGGTAACGCCACTAAACTGTACGACATCACGGCCACCGCGCCCGTGCTGGTCAAGAGCGGTCAGACATCCGGCAATTACGTCGCCTCGCAGCTGGCCAATCTGAGCGGCGACCACATGCTGGTCTGCAATGAGGCGGGCGATTATGTGCTGCACTTCGACGGCACGACGTGGACGACGTTCAACGGCAGCCAGATCATCGTCGACCCCGCCCCCGGCTACACGCCGCCGCCGTCCTGCGCAACAGGGCACAATCTCACTTACGTCTGGAAATATCGCAACCGCTACTTCTTCATTGAGGGCGGAACCATGAACGCATGGTACCTGCCGACCAATGCGTTTCAGGGAAAGATAAATCTGATCCCGCTGGCGGGCGCGGCAAGTCATGGCGGCAAGCTGCTGTTTGGCGCGACATGGAGTTTGGACGCGGGCGACGGCATCGACGACAAGTGCTGCTTCGTCACCGACCTTGGCGAAGTCCTGATCTTCACCGGCAGCGATCCGTCCAATGCCGCGAACTGGCGGCAGGAAGGCCGTTACCAGATCTCCGCGCCGATGGGCATGAATTGCAGCATGCAGATGGGCGGAGATCTCCTGGTCATCACGGTGGACGGCATCATTCCGATCAGCGCCGCCATCACCAAGACGCCGGAAGAATTGGAGCTGGCAGCCATCACGAGACCGATCCGTCCGATGTGGCGTGATGAAGTCAACGCCAAGCGGCAATGGTCGTGGACCATGCTGAACTGGACCGAGTATGGCGGCATTTTCGTGACGTGGCCGGGCGGTAATCCCGGCAACCAGTATTGCGCCGTCGTCAACGCCGCTACCGGCGCGTGGGCGCGGTTTGTCGGCTGGGACGCCACCTGCTTCGTCAAGTCGCGCGGCGACATGTTCTTCGGAACGCAAGCCGGCAAGATCATGCAGGCCGATCGCACCGGCTACGACAACGGCCT